GCCCACCATGCGAATTGTCCGCCTGATGCCCGCGGAAGATCGGGGTCCCCGCGGCGAGCCGGTCGTAAATTTTGCGAACGACCGCCCCGAAATACTGAATGGCCGCCCGGCCATACCCGAGGAGGTTCCCCTCGGCCTCGCCCTCGTGCGCGATGACGTATGCACGGATCTCCGGGTGCGGATCTCGTCCCTTGATAGTCGCCAGGGCGGCTGGATCGACAAACTCGAGGACGTCCGCAGCCGCCATATGTTCGACGCGCCCGCTGAAGGTCGCACGCAATGGGCTCAATTGGGCCACTTTCACGATTCCACCTCCTCGTGGGGGTCTGCTCCCCCTACCGCCCGCGCCCGCATAACCTCTAGAGCATTTGCCGCGGCCTCCCCTGCGGCCTGCTGGATCCGCTGCAATTCTGCCCGCGGGTCGTCGAGGTCCGGGATTTTGGCGAGGAGGGTTTCAAGGGACAATACCCCCGACTCGAAAAGTGGGAGCCAGTTGTCCTTAAGCTCAAACATCGTTTTACTCGACACCTCCGGGATTTGCGCTTCGACAAGCCCTGGCCGAAGCCCGGCCTGGAAACCGGCATTTGCGAGAGCGATCGCCCGGTCAAATAGCTCCGTATAGAACGACATCCATATCCGCCGTTCCCGGTGTGTCGAGGCGGCCACCATGTCGAAAAGAGTATCTGCCGTCGAACGGTTGCTCATGAGCTCCGGAAACCCGAGGAAATGAACCGGGACTCCGGTATTCCCGCTGATGAGCTGGATATTTGTCGTAATTTCTTTTTGCAAAGAATCGATGCCCGTGGTCGGCATGCCAACGAGGTTGTATTCCGCGGTCCCTGCCAAAAACTGCCCAATTTTCCATTTCATCGAGTTCAGGGCGTCGAGGAGGGCGTTCACCTCGGCGGGGTTGGCGCATTTGAAATACGGGGTCGGACTCGCAAAAAGCCTGTTTGCCTTGCGCCAGTCATAAAGGGATTTATGCAGGGCCTCGAAATTCCAAACGACCGAGGAGGCCTTCGAGGGCGTCTCATTGACGTTATGAGTTCGGCCGCCGAAGGGCCGGTATACGAAATACTCGGGAAGGATCTCCCTGGGGTTGCCCGCCGAATCCGTGTATTCGACGCGCAGAAATACGGCGTAATCGTCCGGGTCGGCGATCACGGTGTAGGCCCGGCTTGTGTAGCTGAAATATCGAGCCTTGATCTGGCCGGCCTGGAGGTCGGCCTTAAGGGTTGCGAGAAATTTTCCTTCGATCTCGGCTTCTTTAGCCCAATCCTGCGGGAGATCATCTCGGAGCCCGTTGTAGTCGACAAAGGCCTTGATGAACTCCAGCTCTCGCGTCGCCCCGCTCGTGCTCTCCTTCACGGTTTCGCGTAAAACCGGCCGCACGCCTCCGGCGAGGGTGAAGGCGGCCCGAACATCAATAACATTCCGGGCGATGGGGGTCCCCCATTCGGCCGTGCCTGCATACATTTTCCCGAGGCGGTCGGTCCGGGCCTTATAGGTTTCGCCCGTCTCCTCGTCGGTTGGGGGCCGGGTGATGTCGCGCCGGGTCGAATGAGCGACCGGGCCGCGGACTACCCCCCGGAAAGGGGAAAGCATTTGCATGATGCTGCGCATGCCTTCAAGATCTTCACCAGTCCCCCGCGACGTCAAGACACAAATCAGGGCGTTGGTAGGGGGTTGTACCCGCCCGCGGCGACACCGATCGCGCGCATATGGTTTGTGTAGATCGCATAGCGGAGGGCGTCGAGGGCGTGATTCCGGTAATCGACCGGCTCCTCCAATAGCCGCCCGTCTTTCGTCTCCGCCCATTTGTATGTCGACGCCTCAGCCGTCAGGTTCGTGTTTTGCGGCCGGGTGTATATTCGGGCAGCCTGCAGCATCGAAATGCCCGCCTTGAGACTCCCGGGCGCCTTGTGTGCGGGAATTGCGTTGTACCCGGCCCGGCAAAGCTCCTCAATTCGGTCTGGCTCGGCCGAATCGCAATAGATGGGTTGCGCCCCTTCCACGCCGAGCCCCGGAAGGGCGGCGATGAGGTCGGCCGTTGTTCGGCCTCGCTCGTAAAACAGCTCGGTAACGTAATAGGCTCCGTCCCGCTTGTCGACCCGCACGAGTGCCATCGGATCGTTAAACCCCCAGTCAAGCCCGTAGAAGGTCCGCTCGAACGCGACCGGCCAATCCGTCAAGGTCGGCCACGGCCGGTATATCAGCCCTCGTAAAACGCCCCATAGCCCGCGGGCGTAAATCCGCCAGAGCTGCAGATCGACTTCGCGGAGAGCCTCGAGTTCCGCACGATATTCCTCGTCCAGGTACTCGTTGTCTTTGTAGGTTGTGAAAACGCAAAGGGCGCGGTCTCGCGGAGAATCGAAAAACCGACGCTTGAGCCAATGCTCCGCGGAAATCGGGTTAAACGAGAGCATGATTTGTTTATACGCGGTCGTTTTCCCGCGCAGCCGCAGGTTGACCTGGTCGAGGTCGGCCTCGGCGAGCTCAGTCGCCTCCTCTATCCAGACCCCGGTAATCCCGGCGATGCTTTTGAGCTTCTCGCGGTCATCGAGGCCGAGGAAGATGATCCGCCCGCCGGTCGGCAGGAAGGTGATCTCGAGGTTTCCGCGGTTGATTGTGCAAAGGTCTCGCCAACCCCAATCCGTCAGGATCTCATCGAACACGGCGAAGGTCGAGTGCCGCTGCGTATTTAAGACCTTGCGTAAAACAGCGAATTTATGCCGCACCCCGACCTCCCGGGCGAGCCGGACGAGGATTTTCTGCGCGGCGAAAACCGATTTCCCCGAGCCCGCGCCCCCGCGCATGACGAGAAAGCGGTGCTCATCCCAAAGGAGCGGCCAATACCGCGGATTTATCCGCCCTTTGACCCCGGAAAGGTCGATCTCGAAGCCCACGGGTTACGCCTCGCCCGCGGGGTCGGCCTCGTCAGATTCGTGAGGGGCCTCGTATTCGCCTTCGCCCCATCCCTCGGGGTCCTTCACGGAAATGACCTTGTGTTTATGTTCATGCATTTCTGGCGCGTTATAGCCCCTCAATTTTGCCAACTGGTCCATTGCCTTGATGGGGTCTGCAAGACGAAGCTTGATGATGGGATTGCCGCTTCCGTCAACCAACTGATCGACCGCATGAATGGTGTATGAGTCTCCTGCCGCGAGATCAACCCTCCCTTGTGCATCAAGATGATCCGTGATATTCCGCCTGGCCAACCGCGAGAGCCGTTCGCACATCTCCTGGTAACTCATTATTACCTCAGACCGCGCTTCCGCCATGGCCGCTTTAATGGCGCTCCGAATCCGAGGTTTCTTGAGGTTTTCCGCTCCGATGGCGCCGGCGGTCTTTTTACTGTATCCGGCGCGGATCGCCGCTTGGGTGGCATTAAAATCCTTCAGGTATTCGACAGCAAAGACAGCTTGTTTCGAAGTTAACTTCATCAGCAAAGGACTTTTCTCGGGACGCATCCGTATAGCTGCCCCCAGTCAAGAACAACGGGGAGGCTGAAATGAGGACGTTGATCCAAGGTGACTGTTTGCAGGAGATGAAGAGACTCAAAACGGAATCGGTAGATGCCGTGATTACGGATCCTCCGTACGGAATTGCTTACGCGAACCAAGCGGGGAAACGGGTCTTGAATGATGAACGACCGTTTATTTGGTGGCTGTACGATGCTTATCGTATCGCGGCTACCGGAGGGGCCCTTGTTTGCTTCTGTCGGTGGGACGTTCAAGAGGCCTTTCGCTGGGCCATTGAAATAGCGGGATTCAAGGTAAAATCTCAAGTTATATGGGATCGTGGGGTACACGGAATGGGGGATACCAAATCCGCCTTCGGTCCACGTCATGATGTCATTTGGTTCGCCACAAAAGGGAAGTTCGAATTCCCAGGACGGCGCCCGCAATCGGTTTTGGGTTTCCGTCGTTTGCTCAACGGCCTCATACATCCCACCCAAAAGCCAGTGGAACTCATGGAGTATTTGGTCAGAGCCGTGTGCCCAGACGAAGGGCTTGTACTCGACCCCTTCATGGGCTCTGGAAGCACGGGCGTCGCATGCATCCGGTCCGGACGCCGCTTCATCGGCATCGAACAGGATGAAGAGCACTATAAAAACGCTAACAAGCGCATGTCGACATGTACGGAATAGCCTCATAGCAACCAGTATCCTTACATGTCCCCACTATCGACCACGCCAGGGGACTTGGACTTCCGCCCACGAGACTGAGAGGTTCTCAACCTTCTCATCATAGTCGGCGCAAATCATCTCTACGGCACGGAGGGCGTCATCATCCGAAACGCGCCCTTCGTCCAAGAGGCGCCGAAACTCTCGATACACGAGAATTTGAATCTCCGATGGTGCGAGTTTTCGCGCATACGCGCGCCGGATGTGCCGTGGCCTGGCCTTAATTGGTTGTCGCGGCATTTTGGTCATTTCCGGCGTCCTTCCCCCTGCGCCCGGAGGCCGGATTGAACCACAATTCAAGTTTAATCCCCCGATTTGAAGCCTATTGCCTTGACGCTCGAATAACGGACGTTGCCGCGGCAAGCACCCCTCCAACAAAAAAACCCATGCCTCGGCCGTACGAATCTCCGGCAGACAGCGCAAGGCAAATAGCCGCGGTCATCCATGCCGCATGCGACGTCATCAGAAATCCTAGGATGGCCGTCGATGCGTGCTCTCTTGACTTGATTCGAGCAAGAATCTCCGCCGCAAGTTGCGCCTTGCCGTCGGCCGGCTGCGTCATATCGCGATCTCCTTTTCC